TAACCTGCTTCGTCCCAATCATAAAGTGATTTAATATTACTACAATACTTTTTGACATGTCTTATGAAATCTTTGTCATATATTGCTAATTCACCGTGTATAGCCATGGATTTTATACCATATTCCCACAAAAGCATTACTTCCTTCATAGAACTGGTTAATACTAATAGTTCTGGATTAGTGTTTTTAATATCCATTTGGTAATAACCTTGAACATCACAAATGTTATCAGTATTACTATACCACTTTTTACCTTTAGATCTTGTAGGGAAATAAATCTTTAAGTGATTAGATTTAGGAAAATAATATGCAAAGCATAACTCATTCTTCTTGATAGGAAATGGGTTCTTTTTAACCCACAAACTTTCTACAGAATAAACATTAAACAATTTCAATGTTTCAAAGCTAATACCAAAGCTATTCCAATATTCCAAATCGTTATCAGTAAACTTTTTGGGTACAATTTTAATGTCTACAGCTTGTTTTACAGGTTTTACATATTCTTTAAGTATTGGTTTTGCATTAAACTTTTCACCATATAACCCAAAATCAGCTACAATCTTCTTTACTGCTTCAGGGTAACTTAATTTATATAGTTCTTGAACAAAAGCAATTGCAGAAAGATTATCTCCTGTTGCGTGATCCTTAAATCTTAGCTTTCCAGTAGAAGAATAATAAAGACTACAAGAAGGATGTTTATCAGTTCTTAAAGGAGAACAAAATAACCTATCCTTATGACCAATATAATAATAAAGAATATCTGCATCATCCAAACATTCATTTATCATTGTACTGTAATCTACATTCTTATTTACTTTCATAGTACAAAAATAAAAAAGCCCCAGTATTTCTACTGAGGCTTCTTGTTAAAATAAACAATTAATAATCAGCATTAGTGTCTGTAACTACTGCACTTTCAGCATTTACAGGATTCATACCTTCTTGATATTCAGTAAGTTCACCTTTAAAAGTGAAATTCTTAACACCATATTCTCCATAGATATCTTCTACAAACTTAGCTAATTGATACATACTTGTATTACCCATCTTAGCTTTTGTATGCAAACCTTCAAAGTTATTCTTAGCATATTGTCTAAAGAACTTCATATAGTGACCACTACAAAAACCTTTTGTTTCAATACGGTTGTATTCTTTAGTTTCAGTATTACCATCGTTATCAGTAACTTCTTTAACTCTTACACTGAAATTACACATTACTGTATTTGTACTAAAATCAATAACCAAACTATTAAGTTCTTTCATGTTACCTGTCCAAAACTTCTTAGTATCTTCAGGGAACAAACTTGATTCTGTATCAAAAGGATTAATTCCTGTCCAACTTGCCAAGAATTCTAGCAAATTAGCTTCACCTTTATAAGCTTTCTTATAAGCCAAAGGTTGTTTAACTTTACCTGGTGTATTAGTAAAATATTCACTTAAGTTAGCTTCATCATCACAATAAATAGATTTACCGTGTTGATTTACGAACTTATACTTACCTGTTCTACTAATATCTTCAGTTTTATAAAGGGTAAAGTTAATAGGTAGTTTTTCACCACTTTTTACTTCTTTAACCCAAACAGTTACATTTAGCTGATCACAAAAAATGCTATCTGTTTCATTGCCATCTTCATCTTTTTGCTTTAATTCTACACCTTCTTTAAAATATTCAAATTCAGGTTTAGCTTCGTAATCTTCATCACGTTCAATACCAAGAATATTATCCAATTCTTCACGACTTGGATTAAAACCTAGTATTTGCACTTCGCCAATACCCACCATCATTTTTCTTTCTTTCGATTCGTTCTTTTTTACTTGCATTTTTATTTAATTTAATTGTTTAACTATAATAATCTTCTAATGATTTAAAAATATAACTAGCATCGTTTGCTATTTCCAATAAATTATTACCTGTTTTATCAGGAAATAATCCTTCAGGTGTTTTAGAACTTGTATCTTCTGCAAATGTTCTTAAAAAGTATTCAGGTTTCCCTTCTTTAATTCTCTTATCTGCAAATAATACAACTGTATAGTAAGCTTCAACTCTGCCTTCGTACTGTTTCCCTTGAACTTTAGCTTTTCTTTGCTTATAACCTTGTTCAACTACAGTTTCATCATGACTAAGAACAATTACATCTTTTTGTACAGCTCTAATCAAATCAAAATACCTTGCTAATTGTTTGTTATAATTGCTATAAACATCAAATCCTTTAAAATTTTGTTGCATTTCATTATGCAACATATCAAAACCCATTGATTGAGAATCTACAATAATATTGGTGATATCAGGATTATTCCCAAAATCTTCAATATTCTTTAAGAACCCAGCCCAACTCTTAGGTCTACCAGTAAATTTAAAATTACCTTTAAATGGTAATGGTTTCTGTTCACTATTTACAAAACCTGTTTTGTCAAAATCAGCTGTCTTGCTTAAGAAACTTTTACCATAACCCGAAGGTCCAACTACCAAAACTTTACCAAAATCTAATCTGTTCATTGTTTATTTATTTGTTACAAATATACTAAATTCTTATTGCTTTTTCTAATGGTATTAATGGTTTTTGTAGGAAATATGTATGGTTAAATATGCTATCATAATCCTTTTGTTGCCAATCTTTTATTTCTGAAGATTTGGGTAATTCCTTAAATAAACCATTTTGACCCATAAATACTGTTCCTATTGATGCACCATCAATACCATAACTATTCTTTAGGATAGCTACACTTCTAAAGTACTTGTGACCATTGATATTACTTCTGAACTTCTCTACATCACCATAGTTCTTATCAGTTGTGTTATATCTAATAGGATCAAATAAACTTAATACTATATCAGAAGCTTCACCTAAATTACCAGTTTCTTTGATGTTATCTAAATGTGGTTCAAAACTGTCCATTTTTTTATACAATGGATTACTTAAATCACGGTTTAATTGACTTACAGCTATACAAGTATATCCTAAATGGTCTCGAAAGTATTGCAAATGTTCTACTAATCTGTCAATTGCTTGTTTCTTAGTAGGGTAATCTTTAATAGGTTTAGTTAAACCAATATGATCTACAATTACAATAACGTGTTCATTTGGATCATTTGCAACATATTTCTTCTTGAATTCTGTAATGTTTGTTTCTTTACCATTAGCTTCTGAATAACCTTTTACAATTCTGAATATATCATTAGGACTTCTTTGACCTTCGTATATATCTAATGTATTTTGCAGATTAGTAAAATAATCTTCATACATTTCTACATACTTAAATCCATCAGGTGTAAGCTTTTTGTTTCTATACCAACCTAGTAAGGTTCCTAAATCTAAATCTACCCCTTGTTCTTGGAATATCTTTAAACACATCCACTTACCAAAACTAAAAACAATACTTCTCTCCATAGAAAAAAGTATTATCTTAAGTTTTACCTTGTTAGTATTAAAGTTATCCTCAAAAGGGTTCATTAGAAATGCAAGATTAGTAAATGCAGATTTACCAGAACCCGGTGAACCTATAACAGAAATCAACATTTTTCTTTTCAATGAGATATAATTATCTAATCTTTGAAAACCTGTTGATAATCCTTCATTCTTACCGTCAATACCTTCTGTAATAGCACTCTTCAGGTTTTCATAATAGTTTGTCATAACTCAAATGTTGTTTTTAGTTCTTCTTTTTCTTCAAAGCTATCATAAGCTGAAGCTAATTGTGATGTATACATTCCCTTACTCTGTTCCTTAAGGATAAAGTATTTAATAGCAGGTGCAAAACTATTCTTTTTACTACAAGTTTCTATGTGCTTGTTAATAACCTTAGTAATTTTAACAACATCTCTGTATTCCGGGTAATATTTCCAAAATCTTTCAAGAAACTGCTTTAGTTCTACTTCTGTAGGTCTAAAATAAATACCACCAAAACCTTGTATTTGTTCTTTACCAACAAACTTCTTCATGGCCTTCTTAAGTTCATCAAGTATATCCCTATAGTTTATACTAATATTTACTTTTTTATTACCTGTTACAGAATCTATTAAATCTAAACCCTTTTTAGTAACCTTACCTCCAGGAAAGATATAACCATCCATCATTAACTCCAAACTCTTATCAAATGTAGGTTCTTCACCTATTGATAGTAACCATAAATACACAAAACTGTCTACTTTAATAGGCAGTTTCTTAATCTTCTCTGGTGTTAATTTTAGTTCCATAATTAAAATAAGCTCATTTGCTTAACTTCTTGTAAACTTGTTATGAAATTCTTGTCCTTTTTGTTCTTTTCTACTTTAGCTATGATCTTATAAGCTTTATAAATGTACTGATTGACATCTACGTGATAGTCATCAAATGGCTTATCTTCAAACTTATTGAAATACTGTACATAAATATTACCTAAATCATTTGGTGCTGCTTGATGAACATTCATAGGTTTACCTGTTGTACCAGTACCTCTTTTAAACAATTGCCAACTAGAATTATTAGAATAATAATACCTAACTAATTTCTTTAGTTTGATATTTTCATTCTTATCATTTTGTAATTCTAAATGGTTTTCACCTGTAGCTCTAGACATGATACAGAAATCATAAATGTTCTTGTGGTTCTTAATAAAATCTTCAGGTTTAGTTCCTTTTGTGAAATATTCTTGGAGAGATAATGCTACAACTCTATTGGATTTATTCTTCCAAAGTTCAAACTCAGAGATGAAATCACCTTTTGTTTTAACTTTGTCATCATTGGTTATAGCCATATAGTCATTAACCGTAGAATAAATAATCTTTTTGTAATCTTGTCTTTCAAGTATAAAACTTGTTTTATTCTCCCAATCTTCACAAATCTTCTTA